CTCTCGGCGGCGTCGAGACGCTCCGTGGAGATCGCCTCGGATCCACGCCTGGAGGCTGGCGACGTGATCGCCGTCCACACCGACGCCGGCGAGGTCATCGTCGGCAAGGTCACCGCCTACAGCCTGCCGGTGGACAAGCCCGGCGGGCAGATGCGCATAGACATGGAGGAACTGGCATGGTGAAGCCGAACCTGTGGATCGACCGTAAGCCGTCCCCGGCTACGGCGGTCGCCAGCCAGCAAGCCTCCTACGGCAGCGGCTCGCAGGCGGGCACGTGGGCCACTGGCCGCGTCCTGGAGGTCCTGGACGATGGCCTGGTTCGCGTGGAACTCCCGGCCGACGAGCCGGTGAGCGAGGTGGTCGCCCCGGCCGACGGCGGCGTGACCGCGGTCGGCGCAGAATGCGTCTGCCTCCAGGCGGGGGACGGCCGGGTCTACCAGGTCGTTTCGCCCGCCAACCTGCCTGAGGGTGGGCAGGCGCGTGCGACTGGCGCGACGGGGAAGATCGCCCTCGAAGCGGCCGGCACCAAGGCCGAGCTTGACGCCGCCCGAAAGGAGATCGAGGCGGCGCAGAAGCAACTGTCCGAGGAGGTCAAGGCCGCGAAGGACGCCGCCTCGACGTCGGGCGAGGCGGCCGCGAACGCCCTGAAGCGGGCTCTCGGCCGCGTGACCGTCGCCACCACCGCCCCCGCGGATCCCGCCGACGGCGACCTGTGGGTGGCCACCAACTCCGACAAGCAGGCTACCGGCGTCAAGGTGTGGTCGGCCGCCGCCAAGGGCTGGCAGGACTACATGCTGGTGGCCGGGAAGGTCCTCGTCCCCGGCTCGGTGGGCGCGGTCCAGCTGGGCGACGGGGCGGTCACCGCCCCCAAGGTCACCGCCAGCGACGAACTGTGGGCGAAGGTCGCCACCTTCGCCAAGGTGACGACGCAGATGCTCCAGGCCGGGCAGGCGCGGATCACGGGGGAGTTGCTGGCTGACACCATCCGGCTCTCCACGCGGATCGTCGCCGGTGACCCCTCCGGGGACGCGGCGATCATGGATCACACGGGCCTGCACGTGCTGAAAGCGGCCGGCGGGCAGCCGACCGAGGTCGTCACGCTCGGCACGTCCGGGAAGGACTTCCTGTCCGTGACCGGCACTGACGGGCTGGCGAGGGCCACGATCACCGGCGATGGCCTCATGACCGCGCAGTCCCTCTCCGTGGCCGACAAGATCACCTGGAAGGGCCGCGACCTGGCGTCGGTCCTGGACGTGATTCCGCGCGGGATTGTCGCCTGGGGGACGGCTTGGGGCTGGCCGGGGCAGGGGCGGCACCAGGTGCGCGGCGATGACGAGATTGCGACCCTCACGGTCGATCTTGAGGCGGGGCGCCTGTATCACTGCGAGATGATCTGGTCGTGGATGCCAAACCAGGCTAAGGCCATGTGTGAACCTCGTGTGTCTATTCGGCCCGTGGGGAATGGGGCGAAGGACACCGTGAGTTGGGCGAGCCGAGTCCCGGGCGCGTTCGTGAACCAGGTTCAGACTGACCGCGCGCACTTCCCACCATGGTCACCTAATACGTCGGGCACCTACAAGTTCACGATTTCACTGGCGCACGCTTATATTGCTGGTGGTGTGACACTGGATTATGGGACGCAGCCGCCCCACGTGTGGCTTACTGATATCGGCGTAGCGCCTAAGGCGACGCTGAGGTTCCCAGATTCAGTGGTCGCTAACGGAAAGACCCAGCCCGCGCCGCGGCAGAATCACCGATCTGTGTTCGTCGCGAATTGGTGGCGGGCGTACTCGAATGGTTCACCGGACACGGCCTGGTCTGGTTCCCTCCCTCAGGGTAGATACGGCAATTGGGCTTACAACTCAGTTGTGGGGTTCCCGGACATGACCTCCACCCTGAGGGGTGCAACCATTAACAACATGTCGCTCTACGTCTACGCCAAGCACTGGTATGGGCAGACGGGCGTCGCCAGCATTGGTGCTCACGGGTGGCAGTCCGCTCCGGGCCAATTTGGGTCGAATGGGCGTTGGCTCGAAACCGGGGGCTGGGGACGTGGAGAGGGCAGGTGGATATCCATTCCTAGCAACCTCTGGTCTAATTTCCAAAACGGCATCTACCGAGGGATCACGTTCGAGACCCAAGGGAACGCATCGTACGGATATTGGGACACGAACATCCAGATCGCCGTTGACTACAGCAAGTAAGGAGAACCAGATTGCCCACCAATCACTGGAAGGGGATCCCAATCCCCGAGGCGGGGGACGACCTATTGTCCGCATGGTCGAAGGCTTTCGACGTCGCCGGGGTGATCTTCCCGGCCCAGTCCGTGGCGGAGGCCCGCGAAATCCTCAGCCGCGCCGAGGCCGCAGGTCACCCGCCAACGGCCGCGCACCCCGCCTACCTGGACGTCTCAGGTGTCCTCTACCGGGCGGACGGCAGCAAGAATGGCGGCCGTTGGGTTATAACCCCGGTGAATGAGGTGCAGGCTGCCGAAGCCGGTATTGGCGCCTCTTACACGTGGCATCTCAACAGCAACCAGACCACCGACGTCGCCACCATTGATCTTGGTGTCCGCCCGTATGACCGGCTTGTTCAGGTTTCCTGGACGTGCTTCGGGATCGTCCGCAATGGAGTCATTGACATATACGCGGCGATCATGGACCGGTACGCCTACGCGCGTTTCCCGGTCCAGACTTTCGGGACCACGATCACCGCGAACGTGATGGCGATAGTTCCCGCTGGTCAGGCCCCCCGGATTAGGGGTGGATTCGTCGGAGGTCAGGGCGTCGGTGGGACTTTCAGTTTCACCGACGACAAACGCTATTCCGGTCTCATCGCAACCTCAACACCGAAAGGAATGCAGTGATGCCCAACTACAATGAGCACGACATCAAGATGATGGGCGACGCCGACTTCGACAAGCTCGCCACCATCGTCAACGCCGAGCAGGACAAGCGCCGATTCCTGCACGACTGCAAGGCAGAAGTTGACAAGCGAATCGACACATACGTCGAGTACGCGCCGACGGAGGCGAAGGACATCAAGGGTCTCCAGCGTGACGCGATGATCGGACCCGGCGAGCAGATCATTGTCGATGGCAAGACGTACAAGAATGTCGCGCGTGCCTGGCTGAATCCGTTCAAGGCCGGGCCGATCAACTTCGCCGCCGGCTGGGAGCAGCAGAACGGGGGCGTCCTGTGAGCGTCGGGGCAGTCACCGCGCGGATCGCACGGCAGGTCAGCGAGAACGAGAACGTCGGCTACAGCCAGTACCGCCGCCGCACCTGGTTCGCGGCCGCCGACTGGGCGGGACACGTCCCCAGCGCCCAGGACGCCGACTGCTCGTCCCTGGCCTGCGGCGCAATCGACTACGGCCTGCATGACACCTACGGCGTCCCATGGGGACACCAGGCGCTCCTCGAAATCAATGATTTCTGGACCGGCAACATGCGTGCCGGCATGGAGGCTAGGGGCTTCCGTGAGCGCACGTGGCCGGATGAGAACCTGTGCCCCGACGGCGGATTCCAGGCCGGTGACATCATCCTGTCCGCCGGCAATGAGGGCGGTACGGGGCACGTCGTGATCGCCCTCGAGGATGCCGTGGACCCGCTCATCTCGGAGTCGTGGATTTCGGAGACCGGCGACATCGACGGCCAGCCGGGCGACCAGACTGGGGAGGAGACGCGCCTCAAGCGCTACAGTGCTCACCCGCTCACTCAGCGTGGCGCATGGACGAGCTGCCACCGCTTCGACGAGGCCCTGTTTTTCCAGCAGTGGCCCGAGTTTGCGAAGGGCAAGGCGACCGCCACAGTGCCGGCACCAGTGGTCCCAGCGGCCGCCCCGGCTCACGCTCACGGTATCGACATCTCCAGTCATCAGGGCGGGCTCAATATCGCCGCCATCTGGGCTGACTTCGTGATCGTCAAGGTGACGGAGGGGACCGGCTACGAGAATCCGTTCTGGCGCTCCCAGGCGGAGGCGACGCTGGCCGCGGGCAAGAGGTTGGGCTTCTACCATTTCGCCAACGACGAGGACGCGGGCGAGCAGGCCCGGTACTTCCTGGACCGGGCGAAGTCGTACGTCGGCCGTGCCACGTTCTGGCTGGACTGGGAGGCCGACGCCGTCGGGCTAGGCCCCGGCCCCGCGCTGACGTTCCTCAACCAGGTGGCCGCAGAGACCGGCTCCACCCCGGGCTTCTACACCTACCAGAACGTACTGAGCTCCTATGACTGGTCGGCCGTCGCCGCCCGATACCCGCTGTGGGTGGCCGGCGGCCCGGACTACAGCGACTACGGGCAGGCGTACAGCGACCCGCCCATCCCGAACGTCCCCTACTGGGGAGGCGGTGCGCTGGTTCACCAGTACACCGAGGACGGCTACTTGCCTGGCTACAACGCTCACCTTGACCTGGATCGCCTGCGCGACCGCAGCGCCTGGGACGCGATGATCGGTGGCGGCCATGTCGCCGCCTCCGCTCCGGCCGCCCCCGTGGCGCAGGCGAGCCCCTACACCGGTCGATGGAACAAGTCGGATGGTCAGGGCGAGCTTGTCTGTGACGGCGACCTGGGGCCCGCGACCATCGCCCGCTTTCAGCAGGTCATGGGCACGCCGATTGACGGCGAGCTCGACGACGACGGCAGTCCCGCCATCGAGCGGTTCCAGGAGTTCCTGAACCAGAACGTGCACGCCCCGTCTCAGGAGCAGTTGAACGGTGAGCCTGCGCTTGACGTCGATGGGGTCGCGGGCCCCGCGACTTGGCGGTGCTTCCAGTTCATTGTGCTGGCTTGGCACAGCGACTACGTGCCGGCGGGCTGGTCGTTCGGGGAATGGATTGACGGCGACCCGGGGGAGGGCACCATCCGGGCGCTCCAGCGGGCCCTCAACAACTCTCACGCCAACTCCGGTCGCCTCTGGTGACCACCAACTGAAAGGAATCGCCGTGAAGGCACTCATCTCTGACCCCTTCGTCACCACCGTCATCCTGGGCACTCTGTGGCCCCTCGTGCAGGCGGCCCTGGACCGCCCCTACTGGACGCGGGGGCGTCGCGTCGCCCTCGTCGTGGGGGCCGCCGTCGTCCTCACCGTGGGCGCCTGGGCACTGTCCGCCTACCCGCTCCAGGCTGACGTCCTGGCCGCCCAGGTCGGCAAGTTCCTCGGGTTCGCCTGGGCCGGCTATCAGGTCCTCTCACACGTCAAGATCGGCGGTGTGAGCGTCCTCGCCTGGGCCGGGATCGTCACCCCCGGTGGCGAGACCCGGGAGCACTACCAGCCCCGGCACGAGGCCGCCTGATGGGCATGGGCCGCCGACTCTGGTCGACGCTCCACGAGCCCAGGGCGATCTCAGCGATGATGGCGGCGACCTACGTGCTCCTTGCCGTGGCCGTCGCCCTCATCCTGGGGGCGCCCCGGATCCAGCCGTGGGACGTCACCGTGGGCTGTCTCCTCACTCTGTCTGGGTGCGCGATCGGTGCGCCCGCGGCTTGGCGGGGCTGGTGGGGCGTTGAAGGCCCGTCGGCGGCCCTGGTCGCCCTCGGGCTGGTCGTCGTCGCCGTCGAGGACGCCGCACGCGCCCTCACGTCCGACAACTGGCCCGGCTGGCCGCTGTTCGTCATCCTCGCCCTCCTCCTCATGATCGGTCAACGGATGGCCCGTGTATGGGGTCACACCTGGGAGCCCGGCTGCGAGCCGAACACCGCGCTCCGGCAGGCCGAGACCAGCGCCGCCGCAGCGAAAGCCATCGAGGCCGACGCCGCCGCACGCGCCATGGAAAGGGAGGACCCCGGATGCAGAAAGCCGAGCTGATCGGCGCGATCATCACCAGCGGCCTCGGATCCATCCTGGTGACCCAGGTCGGGGCCGCGATCCGGGCCATGTGGCACGCCCGGCAGGGCCGCGAGTCGGACCTGCAGGTGGCGCGCCGGGAGGCCGCCCAGTGGGAGTGCGTCGCGCGACGCACTCGCGCGATCGCCCTCGACCGTGGGGCGCCCCTGGGGGACCTGCCGCGCGGCCCGGGGGAGACCCCGATCGGTGATCTCGCCGACGACTGAGATGGCCATTTCGGATGGCTATGCGCCCCTCTCGCCTGACCGGATGGGAGGGGCGCCTTTCGTCGTCTCTAGGGGCGGTTTGTGGCTTGATTCAGCGGTTTGTGCGGCGTCTCGGAAAGATGGCTAGTTGATGGCTAGTCTCGTGTTGGCTGGTCGGCGGTTTGGTGAGTGCTGTCAATGGGTTGCCCTTGTGGTGCCGCCTGCTTTGGGAGCAGGGGGCCGCGGGTTCAAATCCCGCCAGCCCGACCGGAAATCCCCGGAATCAAGCCAGATCATGGGGTACCTGCTTAGCCCCTCATACGCTATCCTGGGCTACAGATGGCTAGCCAGATGGCTAGTCGCCGAGCAGGAAGGGCTATCCAATGGCATACGGGGAAGGCACCGTCTACCAGCGCAAAGACGGCAAATGGGTCGCATCAGTCGAAGCCGGCTACACGGCCAGCGGCGGCCGCCGACGCATCACCAGAGCACGAGCCACCGAGGCCGAAGCCAAGCGCGCCCTACGCGCCATCCGCCGCGAAGTCCTCGCCGAGCAGCAAGCCACCGTCGTCAGCCCCCGCACCACCCTCAAGGCGTGGATCGACACCTGGGCGCCCGGCTACAAGCGCACCGCCCGCCCCCGCACCTACAGCAACGACCTCGCCCTCCTCGGCAAGTGGGTCACCCCCACCATCGGGCACCGCCGCCTCGCCGACCTCACCGTCACCGACCTACGCAAGATGGAAGCCGGGATGAGGCAGGCCGGCCGATCAACGACGTCGATCCGCTACGTCCGACTCATCCTCCACCGGGTCCTCAAGGCCGCCATCGTCGAAGGACACCGCATCCCCGACTCCGTGATGCTCGCCCCCAAGCCCAAGGCCGCCGCCTCCACGCGCGAGGCCGTGCCCGCCGCCGAAGCCGCCGCCCTCCTCAAGGCCGCCACCGAGAAAGACACCTGGACACCCCTCCCCAACTCCACCAGCCTCCCCACCCAGCGCGCCCGCCGCCTCGCCACCGAGCAGGACGCCAGCAGGTGGGTTGCCGCCCTCCTCCAAGGAATGAGGCAAGGCGAATGCCTCGGCCTCACCTGGGATCGGATCGACCTCGACGCCGGCACCCTCACCGTAGACCGCCAGCTCGTAGAGATGACCGCCGCCGAGGACGTCAACGGCACCGACGGCGTGGTCTACGAGCACCTGGTGGACGGCTACTACCTGGGGCCGACCAAGACGAAGGCGGGCTCCCGCGTCCTGCCCCTGGTGCCGTGGATGGCCGCGGCACTGACCGCCTGGCGCGACCAGTGCCCGACCTCCCCCTACGGGCTCGTGTGGCCCCGCCCCGACGGCAGCCCATGGTCGAAGAAGAGCGACCGCCTGGCGTGGCGCGCCCTCCAGGACGTCGCCGGCGTCCACAAGGAGGATGGCGGCTACTATCTCGTCCACGAGGCCCGCCACTCGACGGCGACGCTCCTCATGGCCGCAGGAGTCCCCGCCACCGTCGTCATCGCCATCATGGGCCACACCGCGATCACCACGTCGATGGGCTACCAGCACGCCGACCTGGACCAGGCCCGCCAAGCCCTCGAAGCCGTGGCACCCCGCCTCGGCCTCACCTCCACCCCAACCCCCTGAAAGGAAACCCCATGTCACTCCTCGACGCCGCCTGCATCAAGACCGACGACGGCACTATCCACGTCGCCCCGAACGGAACCATCGGCCTCCCTGGCCTCCTCACCCCAGACATCCCCGCCACCGACGTCGTCGACATCGCCGTCGAAGACGGGAAGGAGGCCAGCCAGAGGATCACCGCGACCCGCGTCGCCCTCATCGGCGTCTTCGCGCTCGCCGCGAAGAAGAAGGTGGATGCCACGAAGTTCATCGTCATCGAGACCGTCGATAATGCCTACGCCTACGAGATCGGCGCGAAGGAGTATCGGACTGCCGTGGCCTTTGTGAAGCGCGCCAAGGTTGCCGTCGCCCGCGGCCAGGAGTACGCCGCACGGGAGGCCGAGGCGCCCGCGACCCCCGCCCCCGAGCCGGCCGAGGGGGCCGAGCCCGCACCGAAGAAGTGGTGGCAGAAGACCACCGGCGACCTCATCAACGAGCGCCGCGCCCGGAAGGGGAAGGCGCCCCTGAACTTCGGAGCCGCGTGACCGATCCAGCACTCCAGCACTGAGGCCCCCACCATGATGGTGGGGGCCTCTCTGTGTCTCTAGGGGGCTACGCCATCGCTAGGGCGCGGTGCCCCCTTCGGCGGGGGGGGGGTGTCTTCTTTGCTAGGCGCTTCTCGGCGCGCTCGACGATCTCCAGGACGCTGACGCCGAGGGCTCCGGCGAACTCCGCGAGGGCTTCGATGGTGATGAGGCGCTCGGCGTTGAGCAGCCTCCAGGTTGTGGCCCTGGAGAGGCTGACGCGTTCCACGAGGTCATCGAAGGCGACTTCCTGGGCGACTCGCTCGGCCCGGAGCTCGGCGGCGACGGCGGCGTTCAGCCCTTTGGTGGGGTCCTTGTCGATGTTGGCCATGGGTTCACTATTCCATATGGATCACAAGGTCGCATTTCGGTAACGCGGTTCCCAGGAAGTTGCCAGTGATCCGTATGGAGCACTAAGTTATCCATATGGGTAACTCACCGATGACCGCCCGCCTCGCGGAGGTCCTGAACCACCAACTCAACGAATCCAACCTCTCGGTTTCCGCAGCCAGCCGGAAGACCGGCATCCCCTATCCAACCCTCTACCGCCGCCTACACAACAACGGACACGGACTCACCATCGACGAGACCGAACGCCTCGCCCGAGCCCTCAACACAACCCCCACCGACCTCCTCACGCAGGCCACCAAGTAACCCCAACCTACCCCCCACCATCTCTAGGAAACATCCCATGTGCAACCCCAGCACCCAGCACCCCATCAGCGAAGCGCTCCCCCTCGTGAACGCCCTCATCGCCGAGGCCGAACGCAACTGCATCGACATCCGCAACGTCGACATCTTCGCCCACGCCGGAGGCCGCTTCACCATCGACCTCATCGCCTACGACGGCGGAGCCCAAGCCCTCGCAGACCTCCTCGGCCTCAAAGCGACAACCGTCTACACCCGCAGCGGGAACACCTACGAGTCCACGAGCCGCAGAGTCGGCCGCTGGCTCATCAGCAGCCGCCGCCACCTCAGCGCCGAGGCGGTAGCGGCATGACCACCTACGCGCTCGCAGCCCTCGCCGCGGCAGCCATCCTCACCGAGCTTGCCCTCAGCGTCGCCGTCGGCCACCACACGGGCGTCCTCCTCCTCGCCGCCGCCCTCACCGCCGCCACCGTCACCCACACCATCCACGCCGAAAAGGAGACCCGCCGATGACCGTCATCCTCACCTACACCCTCAGCGGCGCGGCCGCAGTCACCGGCCTGTCCGTCGACTACATCCGCAAAGCCGTCAAGGCAACCGACCCCGACTTCCACCTCCCCGCCCGAATGGCCGGCACCAAGTACCTCATCCGCCGCGACGACCTCGAAGCCTGGATCGACCGCCTCCCCGAAGCCTGAAAGGAACCCCCATGACCATCTCCCCGATCACCAAGATCACCCCCATGGGTGGCAACGAGTACCGCTACCTGTGGCGGATGCTCCCCGACGTGCCCGTGGTCCACCAGCGCGGCGAAGCCACCGCAGACCTCATGGACCTCCTCCGCACTCTCGGCATGGTCCTCCTCTCCGACCCCAGGGCCTCAATCCAGCACGGGGCCCAGCCCATCCTCACCCTCACCATCCGCGCCCGCTACGCCACCGACACCGAAGCCCGCCAGTTGCAGCAACCCAAGCACCCCCACCACAACGACCAGGAAGCCAAAGCAGCATGACCACCCCATCCACCATCCACCCCAAGGAGCGCGGTTCCGTGCGCGCCAACGATCCCATCACGTCCCAGTGGGCGGCCGACAGCATCGCGGACGCCACCACCTCGCAGGACTTCGTTCTCATGGTCCTCCGCGACTTCACCCGCCCCGGCCCGTTCACGCTCGCCAACGTCGTCGCCAACACCGCCGGCGTCCTCTCCCCATCCCGCGCCCGCACAGCCGTGCGCGAGCTTCAAGACAAGGGCCTCATCGAGGAGACCGGCGAGTACACGCTCACGCCCTCCGGCCGCCGCGCCCGCCTCCTCACCCTCACCGACACCGGGAGGGCCGCCGCATGACCACCCTGACGATGGCCCAGCGCCGCACCGACTTCGAGGCCATGCTCAAGCGGGCCGTGCGCGTCAAGGCCAACATGGAGAAGCACAAGGGGTCACTGAACGACGCCCCGATCCCAGGCGAGCAGATCTCGACCCTCACCCTGAAGGTCGGCGAACTGTGCGGCTTCATCACGAAGGCCGCTTGGAGTCAGATCGACGGGAGTGTCAACGAGCGCCGCACCCAAGAGATAGTCATGGCCTCCCTAGTCGTCGCCGCCAAGTGCCTCCAGGGCCTCAACGGCACTGGGTGGACCACTCCTGAAGCTCTCAACTACATCATCGAGGACTGCGCTGTCTTCGGCTGGAACTTTGCCGACGAGAACCTGAACCACCTGGACCTGGCGACAGACACCAACGTCCGGGTGCAGAACCTCATCGTGTCCCTCGGCTACGTGGCCGACTGGTGGCCCATCAAGGTCTCCACCACCAACTGGGACGCCCTGATGGAGCAGCAGACCTCCCTCAGCCACCTCGCCTTCGAGGCCATCTGTGCGGCGCTGGCGGCCGAGCGCGGCCTCTGGCAGGAGGAGGAGCCGTGAGCACCCCCTACTACGAGGATGACCAGGTCACCCTCTACCACGGTGACTGCCGTGAGGTCACCGAGTGGCTCGAGGCCGACGTGCTAGTCACCGATCCGCCCTACGGGATGAACTTCCAGTCCGGGCACCGTGACAAGAAGCTCACCAAGATCGCGGGCGATGAGGACACGGCGGTGCGCGACGCCGTCGCCGCCCTGTGGGGCACCGACCGGCCGGCGCTCATGTTCGGCCGCTGGTCCGTGCCCGCCCCCGCCGGGGAGCGCCAGCGCCTCATCTGGCACAAGGCGTCCACGCCCGGCATGGGTGACCTCACCCTGCCTTGGGGGCCGAACTTCGAGGACATTCACCTCCTCGGTCGGGGGTGGGACCGGGAGGCCACCGGTCTTCCCCGCGTCGGCGCGGTCATCACCACCACTCAGGGGCGAGGGGGGGGGATAAACGCCGAGAACAAGACCGGGCACCCCACGCCGAAGCCGGTGGGGCTCATGGAACGCCTCATCGAGCGGTGCCCGGCCGGCGTCGTGGCGGACCCGTTTGCGGGTTCGGGGGCCACGCTCCTTGCTGCCCGGAACCTGGGGCGGCGGTCTATCGGCGTCGAGCTGGAGGAGCGCTACTGCGAGACCATCGCGGCCCGGTTGTCGGAGCCGGTGCTGGACCTGTGGGGCGGTGAGGCGGCATGACCCGCTACCTAACGCCCGGCTGGCTGGTCCGGCATATCGCTGACGTCACACCTGCCCCGCTCTATGGGCCTACCGCCGTCGAGATCGAGGCGCTCTGCGCCGGGAGGCGAACGATCGCCCTGTGGGACTCAGTCGCCAGTCACTACGCCCCCGCCGACGAGGAGCACATCGCCGAGGCGCAGGTCTGCCCGGCCTGCCTGGCTCTCCACCAGCCCCCTAAGCCCGCCGTGGACCACACCATGGGGACCATCCCCCTCTTCTGACCGATGGATACCCCCGTGATGACCGATGAGGAGGCGGCCTGGGTCCGAGAGCGCGCCTGGCTGCCTCCCATGCGGCGTGACTACGCCCAGTGGCCGCACCTCTACGACCGATGCCCCTGCCGCCGTTTCCTCGCCGGTGGTGGGGCCTGCGGTGCCTGCCAGGCAGGCGACCACGACGATTGCGCCCGCCGGATGGAGCGCTGGCCGGCCAACGCGCCCCTCTGCTGGGTCACCGACCGGCTGGGGCGCGTCCCGATCCAAGGCGGCGTCGACTCCTGGCAGGTGTGGGACGCCCGCGCCGCCCATGACCCCCGATGCACCTGCTACCTCGCCGGCCACGCTGACGCCGAGCCGGTTCCCGAGCAGGGCGATCTCTTCTCTCTCCTGGCGGCCTAGCCCGCCCCAAACCACTAGGAACCATCATGGACTCATTCTCATTCTTCGTCCCCGGTGAGCCGATCACCGAGGGATCCACCAGGGCGTTCGCGTCTGGTCAGCGCGTCGTCGTCACCCACGACCGCGGACCCGAACTCGCTGCTTGGCGCATCAAGGTCGCCCACGCCGCCGAAGCCGCCGCACAGGCCGCCTACTGGGAGCCCCGCCACGACGGGCCTGTCGAGGTGTGGGCAGAGTTCCGGCTCCCCCGCCCCAAGAGCGCCCCCAAGACCCGCAAGCACGCGCAGACGAAGCCCGACTTGGACAAGCTCCAACGCGCCGTCGGCGACGCCCTGGCCCCCTACAAGCGGCCGGGTGTCCTGCGTGATGACTCCCGGATCGTGGCGTGGTCCGCCGTCAAGCGCTACGCCGACGACGCGCACCCCGCCGGCGTCATGGTCCGCGTCTCCAAGGCGCAGGATCACGTCACCGGCCAGTCACTCACCGCCGTTGACGACATCCGCGACTTGCCAGCAGGCGCAGTCCTGATGGACGCATACGGCGACCTGTTTCACCTGTATCTAGGTGATTGGGTCCCGGTTGGCCGCGAGGGTGAGTACACCTACAGCGCTCACGAGATCGACCTGCCCGCACGCCTCGCAGCCCAGGAAGGGCGGTGAACATCGTGGACGTCATTCACGAGAGGTCCCCCCGGTCACGGGGGCGCGTCAGGTGCGACGACTGCCGCCGCCGCATCCCCAATGGCGAGCAGTACCGCCAATCTACGGTCGTCGGTGACGGGGCGATCTGGGAGTGGCGCGAGTGCCAGCCCTGCCAGACCGCGGTCAGTCACGTCATGAGATGGAAGGGTCCCTACAGCGACGACTACTACCCAGACGACTTCCAGGATTGGGCGTATGAGGCCATGGGCGACGTCGGTGTTTCCAACTCCCTGTTCCTGCTCGAGACCTTGGGCATGTGGGTGCACTACCTGAGGGCCCTCGCCGAGGACGCCGCCGAGTGCGCAGCCAGAGACGCCGACCCTGCACAGGCGTGGGGCGACGAGGCATGGGCCGCCTTCACCTGGCGTATGCAAACCAGTTCCGTATTTAATCTCAGGAGGAAATGATGATTGAGATGACTGCCAGGATCCCGCTCGACGGTGAGGTGATCGCCAGGGCTGACCTGTTGGCGTTCGCCGAGCAGGTGCGAGCCCATGAGGACTCGCGGGTCGAGCTGGACTACGACGAGGACTCCTTGTGCCCGGTGGCCTTGGAGGCGTTCTGGACGATGGAGGTGACCGGCGATGACTCGCAGCAGTGACCGTCGCGTGTGGGCGCGGTTGACGGTGGACTTCGCGGACTCTCCGAAGGTCGCTGGACTGTCGGATGCGGCGTTCAGGACGCTGGTGGAGATGATCTTGTGGAGCCGGAAGATGATGACCGATGGGGTGATCCCGGCGTCGGTGGCTCGCCGTCGGTGGGGCGCGAAAACCCAAACCGAAACCCACTCGGTTACCGACTCGCTAACCGAGTCGGGTGCCCACCACGTAACCGACCCTGTAACCGAGTTGTGCACCAACCACCCCACTTCTCCGTCCCTGGTGCGCACGAGTGATGGCGGTTACATGATTCATGACTTCCTGGACCACCAAGAGTCCGCCGAGGAGGTGAATGCCCGTCTTGCCCGGAATACCGCCAATGGGAGACGCGGTGGCCGCCCCCGCAAAACCGACTCGAAAACCCACTCGGTTACCGAGTCGGTAACCGACTCGGGTACCCAAACGAAACCCAAACCGAAAGCAGAGACAGAGACAGAGTTAGAGGATGAAGTACTACGTACTTCATCTCTCTCTCCGACTACGTCGGAGAGAGGATGCGTGCACGACGAGGAGGGCACCCCCGAGCCGACTCCGATCGTCGAGCACCGCCCCGACGTCGATGCCGTCTGCGACGCCATGGCCGCAAGCGTCCAGCGTCGCACCGGCCGGGCCCCACGCATCACCGCAGCCTGGCGCACGCAGGCCCGCCTCATGATCGACCGCGACGGCCGCAGCGTCGAAGAGATCACCCGCATCATCGACTGGGTGGACGGCAACGACTTCTGGCGCGCCAACGTCCTCAGCGTCCCCAAGCTCCGCCAGAAGTTCGACACGCTCCGCCTCCAGTCCCAGCGGCCCCGTGGCGGGCAATCCCAGGGCGGGCAGGTGTTCTACGACCTGGCTGAGCAGTTCGCGAAGGAGGGGCTCTGATGGCTACAGCAACCGGCGTGAGTCTGGCGATCGGCATCCTCGTGGACGCCGGCATGCTTCCCGGCATCGTTGACGCCGAGGGTGGCAAGCGGCGTATCCGCGCCTGGATGACGCTCCTGGACCAGGACATGACCGACGAGGTGCTTGCTGAGGCGGTGCGCCGCGTCGCGTCCGGCGACGTGGAGACCTACGGGGCGGCGAAGCCGCAGCACGTGAACCGGGCCGCGAAGGCTGTCCGGGGTGAGCGGATCCGGGCCTGGCGCGAGCGGCACAGCCTGCCGACGGAGGGCCGCAGCGGCTTCGAGCAGTCGGCGTACCTGCGGGGGTTCCTTCGGGCGATCGGAAACGGCGTCGACGACGTCGAGGCGGACCGGCATGGGCGCGCTGCGTTGGCGCAGGCGGCACAGGTGGCCGAGCTGGAGCCATCAACGCCGCTGCCGGAGGTGCTGGCTCGGATGGATCACGCGCTGGGTGCTGGGCGTGTGCCGTGGGCTGATGCGCTTCCGCCGGCCCGCCCGGTGGTGGAGTTGATGGCTGCGCCGTCGCCTGAGTCGTCGTGTGATGGTGCGGCTCGTGCTCGTGAGGTGCTGGCCGCTTTGGCGCGTTCGTCGCACCCTGGGGGTGGTGGTCGCCCTGGGAGTGCCCCGAATCGTGCACGTAAGCCACCTAGGGTGGCCTAGCACCCCTTCGTCTGTGTCCGGCATAGGGTCGCCCGCTTTGAGGGTGCCTGAGGGGCATTAGACGCTTCCGCACCCCTGTCGTCACGATTCGGTAACTGGGGCGCTTCTGGCTTGCATGTTATCCATATGGAGCACTAAGTTATCCATGTGGGCAACGTGGGCACCCCAACCCAACCCGCCCAATCCCCAGCACAAAGGACCATGAAAAATGAGGATCGAAAACCTCTACCCCAAGCCAGTGCGCGGCGACTTCGCCACCTGCGCCCAAGTCCGCGACGACGCGGCCGCCACCTACGCCAGCAAGGCCCGCGACCTCCTCGACCGCACGGGCGGCGACACCATCGGAGCGATCAGCCTCCTCATGCTCGCCGCCGACCAGCGCAAGGCCACCACACAGGCCGCGGATCCCACCCTCAGCGAGCAGGCCCTCGCCCAGACCGTCCGCGAACAGCGCGACACCATCGACCAACTCAAGGGCCAGGTGGACCTCTACCGGAACCAGTGGAAGACCGCCGCCGACAACGCCGTCTCCATCCTCGCTGAACTCAGCCAGCAGGAGGCCAACGCCGACCAGATCACCGCCCTCGAATCCATCCTGCGCGCCGTCACTGCCACCGCCTACGGGCGGGCCCGCATGTACTCCCACGACCTCTGGGCACTCCCGAACGGCACCGTCGTCCGCGACGAGTGCGGCCGAGCTTGGACCCGCGTCGACGATGAGGACGGCGGAGTCTGGGCGACCCCCACCAGGGACGACACCCTCTCCTCCGCCGAGCTCGGCGAAGAGACCACGGCCTGGATGGCGTGGGTGGCGGACAAGTGACCCGCCTCGAAGATGTCACCGGCGACGGCGTGGACGTCACCGACGCAGCCGAGTTCCTGTGCGCCTGCGCCGACTACCAGGACTCGGAGGCCGCGGCCCTCGATGAGCGTGACCGGCAGCGGCGCGGGGCCGGCCGAATCGACGCCCACACCCCCTGGGGTGAGATCGGCCAGCACGCCGCACACCGGTCCCGGCTCCTCGGCTCGCTCGCCACCCTCCTAAGCGTCGACGCCGACGCACTCACCAACGGCCTCTAACCCCCCAACCTCCCCGAAAGGAACACCCATGAGCACCAGCACCATCGTCCTCTACGAGTCCCAGTGGATCCCCACCTGGGGGCCCATCGGCCGCCGCAAGGTCCGCAAGCTCGAGCGCGACGGGTGGGAGCACGTCGGCTCCCTCCCCACCGGCCTCATCCGCCGCGACCACTGCCTCATCCACCTCACCGTGAGGGGCGACCGGTGAACGACCACTACCAGCCGAAGCCCGGCGACCTCATCGCCTACGAGGACCCCCACGGCATCTGGCACATGGAACGGGCCACTGAGGACACGGCGGAGGCCATCGCCTACAACCCCCGCGTGATCCTCCTGGAAGCCGCCCCCGAGGAACCCGCGCCGTGGCCGACCGCGCCCATGATCCTCGTGATCGACGGTGAGCGGCACGCCACCGGCAAGCCCGGGGACATGACAGCGAAGCCCATCAACGGGCAGGTGCTCCTCCGCACCCCAGAGGGCCACTACCGGGGCGTCACGTCCCGGCTCGTCAAGCAGTCAAGGGGCGACCAGATCCGCAAGTGGATCGACCTCGCCGCCGTCGAAGACAAGGCGCTCCGCGACCTCGGAGAGATCGCCGTCAACGGCCCGCTGGCCGCCCTCGACGGCGCTATCAGCGACGTCCTCACCAGCGCCGAGATGGTCAAGGACGGGAGGTACCTCCAGTGAGCCGCAGAATCGACTGGAGCATCCCCCAGCACTGCGGCGACTGTGGGACCCTCATGCGCCCCCGGAGCGCCGACGTCGAAGACTGGCCCGGCAGTCGCCCCTATCACGGGAAGGGGCTCTGTGCTCGGTGCAGCAGCGCCCGCCGCGCCGCCGAATGGCGCAGAAGCAAGGGCGTCCAGCCCAAGGCCGCCCGGCGCAGGAACCCCACCGTCGCCGAGTTGGCGGCCGCCGGCCACCCGTGCGTCTCCCCAGCCCCCATGCCGAGCCGAGTAAGGAGCTACCCGCTATGAGCCTGACATTCGACGAAGCCCGCCACCGCTACAGCCTCGACGGACGCCCGGTGACGGGGGTGACGACGATCATCGGGAAGGGGCTCCCCAAGCCGGGGCTCCCGTACTGGTCCGCGAAGGTGGTCGCTGAGGCCGCCGCCGACGAGGCGGTCACCCTCGCCGCGACCATCGGCGCGCAGGGCCGGGATGCGGTCGTGAACCGGTTGAAGCGCACCCCGTGGCAGGCCAGGGACCGGGCTGCCGTGCGCGGCACGAGGGTGCACGCCCTCGCCGAGCAGGTCGCCCTCGGAGAGGCCGTAGACGTCCCCGCCAGCCTCGCCCCCTACGTCGAGGGGTACGTGGACTTCCTCGACGAGCACGACGTCGAGCCGATCCTCACCGAAGCCCGCCTGGCGAGCCGCGCCCACTGGTACGCGGGCACCGCTGACCTCATTGCCCGCATGGGTGGTGAGACCTGGCTCCTCGACCTGAAAACGTCCAACAGCATCCACGGCTCCTATGCGCTCCAGTGCGCCGCCTACGCGCGTGCCGAGTTCCACCTCGACGCCGACGGGGCCGAGCAGCCCATGCCGCCCATCGACCGGATCGGGGCCATCCACGTCCAGCCCGACGGCTGCCGGCTCGTCGAGTTCCCGTCCGTCAACCACGCCTGGAACGCCTTCCTCGCCGTCAAAGCCGTCGCCGACCTCACCATCACCATCGACTCCTGGGGAGACCACAAATGACCGACCTCACCACCACACAGCCCGCGAGCGCCGACGCCGTAGCGCCAGCCCCGCAGGCCCCCGCCGCCGTCGAGGCCGGGAGCGCGCAGGCCCAACTGCGGTCCTGGGCGCTCGCCATGAGCGACGCCGGGAACCTCGCCCGCGTCCTCTGCGCCTCAAGCTTCGCGCCCGCCCACCTGCGCGGCAACACCACCGATGCGGGGGTAGCGATCATGAAGGGGGCCTCGCTCGGCCTCGACCCCATCGCCGCCATGGAGAGCATCTACGTCATCTCCGGCAAGCCCGCCCTCTACGCCAGGACGATGCTCGCCGTCGTCCAGCAGGCCGGGCACGACGTCTGGGTCGACGACCAGTCCGACACCAGCGTCACCGTCTCCGGCCGGCGACGTGGATCCCAGCAGGTCCAGTCCTCCACCTGGACCATCGAGCGCGCCCGCACCGCCGGGTACCTGAGCAACAAGAAGTACTCCCAGGAGCCGCAGGCCATGCTGCGCGCCAAAGCAACCGCCGAGGTGTGCCGCATGATCGCCGCAGACGCCCTCATGGGTCTCTCCTACTCGGCCGAGGAAGTCGAGCTTGACGGCCTCGGAGACGACCAGCCCACCGTCAAGGTCGCCCGCAAGCGCAAGCCCAAGGCCGAGCCGGTCGAGGTGCCCGCCGCCGTCATCGACGACCTCCCCGGAGAACCCGCGTCATGATCCAGGTCATCCCGGTTCGGCGGGTCTACGTGTCGATGTCCTGCGACTGGCCCGGCTGCGAGGAGCGGATCGACTTCCCCGAGGAGTACGACGACATCCCCCGAAATGTATCTCGCCTGAACGGCATGTACGCCCTCGCCCGCCGTCTCGGCTGGGAGATCACCGACGACATGGACGGGGAGGTCGTCTGCCCCAACCACCCCACGGAGGCGGCATGACCGTCCTCCTCATCACCCTCATCCTCATCACCCACACCTACCGGAAGGAACACCAATGACCTGCCCATTCACTGATACCGCCAAGGAGATCGCGGCTGCTGCGGGGCTCATCAGGCAGCCGATTCTCTACTCGGTCTCTCGATGGAACCTGCGTCTCGCCATCGTCGGGGCGGCGATCATCGGCGAGAACGACGGCCGCGAAGCCATGCCCGAGAGCAGGCGGCGCGACGCTATCACTGGGTCGCTCCGCTTCGTCGCGGCTGACGCGGCGTCGATCCTCATTGGTCTCGACGTCGAGGATCCGGCGGCCGCGTTCGTCGCCGAATGGGAGCGGGCCGCCATCAAGCACCCGGGGATGACGTTGGACTGCGACGGCCCGACGGACGAAAACCGCTTCTACGCCCTCGCCGAGGAGGTGGGGGAGGTCGCCGCCTCCCTCACTTACGACAACGCCAAGGGGACCGGCCACGGGGCCGACACCATCGCCGAGGTCACCCAGGTCGGGGCACTCGCCCTCGCCTGGCTCACCCGCTACCAGGGTGGAGAGAACCGATGAACATCATGACCGCCTACGACAATCCCGAGGAGCACTCCGGCCCAATCATGCGCGGAATGCCCGCCTATTGGGGCGGCTCCAAGACTGCCAATTTCCCAGTAGGGACGGTCGCCATCGACAGGGACGGGGACGCGTGGTCCCGACGAGAAGACGGCTGGTGGTGGGCGGGGGACCGCATCAATCCGTTCCCGAGAGAAGACCTGCCCCTCCTGAACGGGCCGTTTATCGTCGTATACGTCCCCAAAGGAGAAGATCGATGAGCGACAAGGCCACTATCCTCGACAAGCTCAAGGAATACGAGCACACCGGCTCCTACTTGGGGGCGATCGAAGACGTCTACGCGCTCATCCTTCACATCGCCGACCTCGAAGAGGAAATCGACAACCTAAAGGAAGCCGCCGACAGGCGCCCAGTGGAGGGGAGTGGCGGCGACCTGCCTTTGGAGACTGTGGTCCTCGATGCCGACGGGGACGCATGGCAGCGCGCCCACTCTGGAATATGGGAGCTTGCCGGTGGGAGTGATGACCTCCGGGAAACCCTCAGTCCGCGGTGGGCGCCGTACACCATCATCTACACCCCAAAGGAGAAATCGTGACCCCCGCAGCCCCCAAGCCTGGAGACATTCCCGCCCAGGTTGACGACCTCCCAGAAGGCACTGTTGTCACGAGTGCCTACGGGGTCGCCTACCAGCTTTGCAGTGGCCGATGGTGGGGTTTTCATGCGCTCACCGGGTGCCCCACTCTTCCCGTATGTGGAGGGCCGTACCCCGTCCGCTACGTGCCCGAAGGCCCCCGGGCCCCTGCCGCCATCGAGGTTGACTGTGAGCGGTTCGCTAAGGAGATCACCGTTTCCGGTAACAGCATCATCATTGACGGGAACCGGTTCCCCTGGTTCGTTCAGGAGAATCCGCAGGTAGTCCCGTTCGATAACGAGGTGATCGCGCTTCGGGTATTGATCCTCACCGAGCGGGTCACGGTCCTATCCAATACGGAGGCGTTATGACCGGTCGCACTCGATTCGCCACGGTGGGGACGGCCGATGATGACGAGATCATTCCGATTCGGCTGATTGATTTCGACGCCACCCTTATCGCGGAATATCTCGCCCCGGCGTGTCGTGATTCGCGCAACCCGAGCGAAAACGCGAGAATATGAACAGCACCCCAGGAAGGAAAAGAAATGGCTGCAAGGCCCCAACTTGAAATGACGGTCACCGGGTACGCGGCCGCAGACCCCGAAATGAGATTCACCCAATCCGGGAAACCCGTCGCAAACGTCAGCGTCCCCTACACGCCCCGCCGATACGACCAGCAGACAGGCCAATGGGTCGATGCAGGCGACACCGTGTGGGTGCGGGTCAGCGTGTGGGGAGACCAGGCGGAGACCTTCTGTGAGCACGTCCAGAAAGGCCAGCTCCTCACCCTCACCGGCCGCCCGGGCGTGCGCGCCTGGGCCGGGAACGATGGCCAGCCGGCCGCGGCCCTGAACCTGAACGTGGACACCTGGGGGCTGCACCCGAAGCCCACCCAGCACGGCCAGCCCGCGCAGCCTGCCGCGTTCGGTTCGGGGAACGTCCCCAACGCGGCGCAGGACCCGTGGGGCACCGGGGGCGCCCCCACCGGTGAGCCCCCGTTCTAATCCCGATGGCTGGCCCCGACTGCTGGGCCGGGGCCAGCCACCACCCCAACCCACCAGAATCCCGCTCAACCCTAGGAGAACCCATGAAACTTCGCCATCTCACCGCCGCCGTCACCGCTACGGCGGCCCTCACCCTGGCCGGCTGCTCGGCCGCTGACACCGCCTCCTGGAACATCAGCCAGGACAGTGACAACTTCAAGGTGACCCGCCGCATCACCTTCGTCAACGGCATCACCGACAAGTACCTCCTCACCATCGAGGGCTTGTGCTCCATCAAGGACTCCAAGGAGGACAACTCCAAGGGCCAGCTCGAGGTCACCTGCAAGGTCGGCGACAACCAGTTCAAGAAGCACTTCCTGGGCCTGTCGGACAACGTGACCTACGTGGTTGAGCAGACCGAGCCCGTCAAGGCCGACGCCTACCACTACAAGGTTGTCTACCGGCCGGAGACTCTGGTCCCGGACATCGACGTCAAGACCAGCGGCAAGGAGGGCTGACCATGAAACCCAACCCCACCTTCGGTCAGCGAATCGGGTACGCCGTCGGCCTCATCCTCGCCCTCACCGCAGCCTTCGCCGTCATCAGCGTCATCCTGTGGGTCATCGCCGCCACCTGGCGCGCAATCATCGGAGGCTGACCCATGAGCACGCTCATGCAATCCGGCCAAATTAAATGCGGCGACCACTACCTCAAAGCGAAAGTCTCCTTCACAGAATACCGATACGAGAAGTATGTGGACGGCACGCCTCTCACCTTAAGTCAAGAGCCGGAAATCACCATCAAGTGCCTAACCTGCGGGCACGAAGCCACCGCCGTCCAGTTCACCGTCGATACAAACATGATCGGAAGGATCTTCCCGTGAGCACCTGGCCCGACAAGCCCCTCATCCGAGTCGTCCGCGGGAGGGAGTATGACGAGCCGGTCCGTGACGTGCTGGCGACCCGCTCCAGGGATGACGAGTACCTCCTGGCGACCGGCCCCCGCGCAGGGAACTCAATTCTCCGCAAAGCCTCGTCCGATGACATCGACGAGTGGGAGGAGGTTACGGCCGTCCCCACCGCCCGCTTAGAGGAACTCAAAAAGGCGTGGCACGGGGACGGGGAGTACACCCCGGCGGGCCTCAAAACCCTCGGTGACGCAGTGGACCCGATCCTCTCCCACCTGCCCGCAGACAAGCCCAGCGCCCTCGACCGGGCCGTTACCCGGGTCAAGGAGACGAAGACTGTGGCCCCCCGCCTCTCAGACTTCGACCCAGAGGGGAGACTAGCTTTACTCCTGGGTGACCTTGCCACCCTCCAGGCAGCCACCCACCAGGTGCCGCCACTGATCTCAATCGTCCGCGTCTGCACTGAGTGGGTGGACCTCATAGCCCCTGGAGCCGACGCACTCAGCGAGGTCAAGGCGCGCGCCGAATCCGATCCTGATTGGGGTGGGTTCACCATCATGGCGTCTCTCGCCGGAGACATCGCCGCCGGAATCGACGACGGTATGAGCGGCGGGCCAATGAAGGATCTCCTGGCAATCGCCCAGTACGCCCTCGCGTGGGCGGCCCAGATCATCGAGGAGGAGGACCGCTGATGGGAGCCTGGATTCACTGGATTCTGACGGGGCTCGCACCCCTGTGCCTGAGTGTCGCCATGTGGTGCGCGCTCATACAGATCAGGGGCCTCCGCGAGCGCGCTGAGACGGCAGAGCGGGCCGTCCAGCAGATCGCCGACGCCATCCGCTACGCCGCAGATCGGGCCGCCAACTCGAAGGAGGACACCCGTGACTGACCAGCACCCGGCGGCGATCATCCTCACGATCCGTGACGGGCAGGTCACCATCGGCGGGGAGAAGCTCGCGGACCTCGCTGACGTCCTCAACCCGGACCTCATTCGCCGTGAGGTCGCCGACGGGCAGGACGACAGCATGGTCGCCCCCTTGGATGAGTGGCGTGGGGAGATCCGCGTCCCCGTCGCTGCGGGGTTCCTAGCGTGAGCACCGACGCCCGCTCCTGCCCCGTGACGGGGGAGCCACTGCGGGGTGACCGGTACGTGAGCGTGACGGCCTGCCGGCGACTCGACGAAGCCGCGCAGGGCATCGTGGCACTCATGGGTGCCCTGGACGCCGCTAAGGTCGGGCTACGGCGCGGCCAAGGCGGCGGGGCAGCCACCACCCCATGCAGCCGGCCCCCGGTGCGGCTCGGCATCATCCAGGCCGCGAGCGCCCACGAGAGGACCCTCCTCAAATGGGCGAAGTGGACGGCGTGCGACATCCTCGGGATCGCCACGCCGCAGACGTGGGGAAGCGTCGCCTTCGCGCTCAGGGGCGCGTCCGCACACCCCGGCCGGCCCGCGCTAGCCGCCCTCATCCCCGAGGTCCTCGCCGCCATCCGGGCACTCACGGCCCTCGTGGACATCCCCGAGGACGCACGCTTCTACGGGCGGTGCCTCACCGACCTGGGGGACCAGGGAGTGTGCGACCAGCCCATCTACGCCCCACCGGGATCCTCGTGGGCCAGGTGCCCGGCCTGCGACACCCAGTGGGAGTTGCAGCCGCTCCTCCAGTCCCACCTGGAGGCGGCCGCCGACTGGCTAGTCACCCCCGACGAAGGCGCCCGGCTACTCACCCAAGCCGGATACCCCACCCGGCCCGGCACCATCCGACTCTGGAAACACCGCGGCCACCTCACCGACCACGAAGGCCGATACCACGTCGGCGACCTACTCGCCGCCGCAGCACACAGGAAGGACAAGGCCGCATGACGCCAGAGATGATCCAGACGGCGATCACCACCGTCGCCGAGGAAGCCGTCAAGGCGTCCATGAAGGGAAGCCTCGCCGCCGCCATGATGGGACACGCCGCCGCCATCGGCGGCCTCGCAGCCGGCCTACCAACCGCCGACGCCACCGAGGCCATAGACCAGGTGATCGGCATGCTCACCGAAGCTCGAGACACCATCGGAGACATGAAGTGAGCAGCATCCGAGCATGACGAAGGCGCCCCACCAGCCAGGTGGGGCGCCTTGCGTCTGTGGGGCCGTCAGCGAGGGGCAAGCGTGTCGGCCAGGTAGGCCGCATCCCAGATACCTCCGCACTCACTGCGGTGATAGCAGGTATCACCAACAGTGATAGTGCACTCGTCGTCAGCGACGGTGACCTCAATCTTCTCCCCATGCTTGATGGGGATGACACAGCCGTTGCGGACACCCTTCATGCGGACGCCCGGGCGCACTAGCGCCGCGATACGCTCCTTAACCGACAAGGATTGGTCCCAGCCATGAGCAGCAAGCAGCCGCTCACCTGCATCGCGAGGTGTCTCCCACGCCCTGTAATCACCACCGCCAAGGTCAGTGATATCGCCCCGGATTTCGAGTGTCGTCGCCCCAAGATTGACACGGGGCCACTCACCATCGGTATCAACGGTGACGGCAGCGTGGGGGAAGCGGTGAATGACATATGCGACAACGAAATGGGGGTTGAGGCTCTTCGCCTTCCAGTCAGACAATCTGTAGGAGCCGGAGTTGAAGAAGCGTGGGATGGGGATGATGCCGGCGACCTTGGTGGCGTCATAGAAACTGGTCATGATGCTACTCCTTCCGCTTGCGCGTCCAGTCTCCCAGCCACTTGTCCAACGTCTGCCGAGTCACCCCCGCAGCCACCGCCACCGGAAGCTTACCCATCCCGCCCCGCACCGCAGCCACCGCCGCAGCCCGACGCCGATCCTCAACCTCACCCAGCGCCTCACGAACCGCCTCCACCTCACAACGCAAGCGGTCCAACTCCATCAAGCTCGGGACACCCTCAGCGCTCATGAGTCACTCACCGTGCTCACCATGACCGAGTGCTTCCAGGCGTCACAGATGCCCACCATCGTGAACGAGTTCCCCCGCAGGTGGGAGTTGTAGGCGCTACGCCCCTCCTCCGCATCCGACAGCCGCTCCGTCTGCGCCAGCAGCAGCCACGCACCAACCATGTCACCATCGCTCTCGGAGGCCACATGCGCCATCACAGCCTCCTCCAACGCGCGCTCAGTCTCAGCGCTCACCGCTACTCCTTCCAGGTCAGGCCCGGCCCCCGAGGTGAGGGCCGGGCAGGTGGGTGGTCAGTCGTCCAGCATCGCCCGGCGGTAGGCGTCGATAGCCTCCGTCACCGCCGGGTCAGGGTGACGCTCCGACGGACCGTGCTCGCCGGCGTAGATCTCCTCGGGCCACTCCGAGCGAGGCAGGTAGCGCTCCAGCTCGGGCCAGCGAGCCGGGTCCTCCGTCGTCGAGTAGTAGCCGCCAGGGTGGCGCACCAGGAACGACGCCTGCACGTCGTCGTCGATGAAGTCGAGGAAGAAGGTGATGTGCGCACCATCCGGGGCGGAGGCGGCGAGGACAGCGCCGGGGGCGTCGTAGTACTTGGCGGGGTGCCAGTCGTAGCGGGCCATGGGGAGTTCCTTTCCAGGGGTGCCCGCCCGGAATGGGGCGGGCGATGGGGGTTAGTTGTTGTTGCGGCGGGCGAAGGCGGCGGCCAGGTTGTCGGCGGCGACACAGAGGCTTGCGCCCCAGATCGCCCAGGGCGCCAGCGCGGTGGTCGTTGCGGCGACGACACCGCCCAGGGCCAGGACGACAGCGACGGCCAGCGAGGCGATCACGACGCGGCGGCGGCCGGTCTCAGTCATGGTGTTCCTTCCCGAGAGGATGTACCCTGACCAGGAGGGCGGGGATTGAAGATGCTTGGATCATTTTCAATCCCCGCCGTCTCTCACTTCCGGTGCTTGCCGTTACCGTCCGGCGGCCAGGTGAGCCGCAGTGCGATCAGCGAGACCAGCAATCCCAGCACCGACGCTACCGTGCCGATGATGGTGAGAACCTGGTTCATGGTTCCTCCTCTCTATGTAGTTTGGTATCGGGTTCGTTCCCGATGACTTAAGTGTATGCCTGCATACACAATGAAAGCAAGCCCAGGGGGCACACACAAACAGTGGGGTAGGCCACAACAAAGAGGGGGGCTGCAACAAACACCTCACCCCCACATAAAACAGGGGCACCCCCATCAAACGAGGGGGTGGGGGTATCAACGCAGGGGGAGGGGGTATCGACAATGGGGGTACCCCACAACAAACACACCCCAGCCTGTGACCAAACCGCAACACGCCAACGTGCACCACCACTTGCACACCCACACTGAAACGCGCATCATACGAACATAGGCAAAGTGTCAGAGCCCAGCCGACCCACACGGTCGCTGGGCTCCACTGCTGCCTACCCTTCTGGGGAGAAGGGAATGGGGAGAAGCGACGCGGGCCGCACGTGCACAGCAGCACGACGCGGCCCGCGTGCGCACACGCGTGAGGAGGACCGATGGCCACCTCACGCACCGGCACCACACGCTGGCTCCACAACGCAGCAGCAGCTAAGCGCTCAGCGCGCGCGGCAGGACTAGAGCGCTGTCCCATCTGCCACGTCCGCCTCACCTGGGACGCTGGCCTACTGCCTAGTAGCCCTGAGGCCGACCACATCGTGCCTCACAGTCGAGGCGGAAACGACTCATTAGAGAATATCCAAATCATCTGCCGAAAATGCAACCAGAAAAAAGGAAACGGCAGAAAGTCACGGCCACCAAAACGCAAACACAGCCAGCCAGCCAGAATCCAACAGACAACCGACACAGAAACCTGGTAGAGTAGCCGCAGAAACGCCGGGACAGGGGGGATATACCCTCCCGTCCCCCGTTCTCGCACCCCCGTGGGTATAGCGGCATCTCTCCCCACTGTTTTTTCCCAAGGGGGTGCTTATGAGTGCCGCACGCAAGCTCCGCGCTGTGAGGGACGATGAGACGGCCCCCGCGGCCCCTATGAGCGTCCTGGACGCGACGGAGCATGGGGACAATCGGGACGTGATGGTGGCGCTCCGTCGTCGTCTCGCGGCCGCGGTGAGCGCCCCTGATACTCCCCCGCGTGACCTGGCTGCTCTGTCGCGCCGTCTCATCGAGGTGGACAAGTCGATCCGGGAGATCGATCTGGCTCGCGAGGAGCGTGAGCGGCAGACGGCGACTGAGGCGACGGAGGATGAGGATGGGCTCGGGGACATCTGAGCCGCGCCTGTCCGACATCGCGAAGCACCTGATCCTGCCTGAGGGCATCACGTCCACGGGCTGGCCGCGCGTGCGCGACCGATGCAAGCTCTTCGCGCTCGGCTTTGACCGCTGGCAGGATGGGCTAGGGCGCGGGATTCTTGCGAAGCGGGATAGTGGTCTCTACGCAGCCAGTATCGACGGCGTTCAGATTTCGATGCCGCGCCAGGTGGGCAAGACCTACACGATCGGTTCGATCGTTTTCGCCCTGTGCACCCTCCAGGAGGGCCTGTTCGTCTTGTGGACGGCACACCGCACGAGGACGGCGGATGAGACGTTCGCGTCGATGCGGGGTCTCGCCAGTAAGCCGGAGATCGCCCCGTACATCGCTAACGTTCGCGCCGCGAATGGCCAGCAGGAGATCACCTTCACGAACGGCTCTCGGATCCTGTTCGGCGCGCGCGAGGGCGGTTTTGGCCGTGGCTTCGCCGGGGTGGACGTCCTGGTGTTTGATGAGGCGCAGATTCTCGGGCAGAAGGCCCTGGATGACATGGTTCCGGCGGTCAATACAGCCCCGAATCCGTTGATCCTGCGCCTGGGGACGCCGCCGCGCCCGACGGACCCGAGCGAGGCGTTCAGTGGCTTCCGTAAGGCGGCGCTGGCCGGCGAACTGACTGATGGCCTGTACGTCGAGATTGGCGCGGATGACGACGCGGACCCGGACGACAGGAAGCAGTGGCGGAAGGCGAATCCGTCGTTCCCGCACCGGACGCCGGAGTCGGCGATCCTCAGGATGAAGCGTCAGCTCGGTCCTGAGTCGTTCCGGCGTGAGGGGTTGGGGATCTGGGATCCGGAGGTCGCGTCTCAGGCGATTGGCCGTGAGGCGTGGAACGCGTTGACGGTGGACGACGCCCCGAGTGGGCTGCGCTGGTGCGCGGCTGTGCGGTTCTCGGTGGATGGCTCCACGGTGGCGCTGGCTCGAGCGGGCCGGAAGCCTGAGCGCAAGTCCGAGGCGGTCTTCGGCCAGTTGTGCACCTCTCAGGGGGTGCGGAACATGGGTGAGGGTGTTGCCTGGATCCTGGACTACCTCACCGAGCATCGGGATCGGTGGGCGCAGATCGTCGTGGATGGCAAGTCCGGTGCCGGTGACCTGGTTGATCGGCTCCGTGCCGCGGGGTTCAGTCCGAAGGTGATTTGGACGCCGACGACGGATCAGGTCATCAGCGCTCACGCGATGATGGACGCCGCGATCCGAGACCGGTCCCTGTCTCACCCGGACGACGCCGAGCTAGAGGCTGAGGCCGCCGTGATCTCGCGCCGGAAGATCGGCGCATCCGGCGGGTTCGGTTGGACCGCGCCGGAGGGGATGACGTCGGCGGGCATGGACGCATTGACATTGGCCCACTGGGCTACGAAGACGACGAAGAGACGGCCGCGCGAACTGGCCGGTGCCCGCGTGGGGGTGGTGATGTGATGGACCAGTGGGCCTACTACTCCCCGGTGCCGACCGACGTCGTCGGCCTGGCCGAGGATGACGCCGCCCTCATGGCCCGCCTTGTGAAGCAGTGGCAGGCCAAGCGGTCGCGGAACGCGCTGCGCCGCCAATACCGGGACATGCAGGTGAATGTCGCGTTCCTGGGGGCCTCCGTGCCGCCCTACATGCGGGACCAGCTGGACATCGTGTGTGGCTGGCCGGATAAGGCGGTCACGTCGCTGGCGTCGCGCTGCATGTGGGATGGGGTGACGTCACCGTCGGGCGAGGAGGACCCCCTGGGGGCCATGAGCCTCCTCCACGACAACCGGTTCGACCTGCTGGTACCCGAGCTCGTGGACGCGACCCTGACCTACTGCTGCAGTTTCGTGGTGGCTCTGCCGGGGGACACGGCTGCGGGTGACCCTGACGTGGTTGTGACGGGCGCTGACGCCCTGTGGGCCACCGGCCTGTGGGACGTGCGCCGTCGTGGCCTGGAGGCCGGCCTGCTGGTGGACTCCGCTGACGACAACGGCAAGCCGACGTCGATGCTCCTCCTCACTAGCGAGCATGTGACTCGCCTGGCCCTGGGGGACCGGGGTTGGGTGGCCGTCGCCCGCATGGATCACTCCCTGGGGCGTGTCCCGATGGAGCCGCTGCCGTACCGGCCGGCCCTGGGTCGCCCGTTTGGGCGGTCGCGTATCAGCCGTGAGGTAATGTCCATCACCGACCGGGTGGTGCGCGCCGGCTTCCGCACCGAGGTCAGTAGCGACCTGTACGCGGCCCCTGCGCTGCTGCTGCTGGGCGCTGACGAGCAGATGTTCCAGAACGCCCAGGGCGAGCGCACGCCGCTCTGGTCCTGGTATATGGGGCGGCTCAAGTCCTTGCCGAAGGATGAGGACGGGGATAAGCCGTCCTTGCAGGTGATCCCGCAGCAGTCGATGGAGCCGTTCCTGGCGATGAAGAGGGCGCTGGCTGCGGAGTTCGCTTCGGCGACGTCGCTGCCGATCTCCGCGCTCGGCATCGTCCAGGACAACCCGTCCTCGGCTGAGGCGATCTATGCGGCCAAGGAGGACCTGGTTATCGAGGCGCAGAACACGACCCGCAGCATCGGCTACGGCCTGAACAGGATCGTGCAGGACGCCATCTGCCTCCGTGACGGCATCCCCGTCACCGAGATGGACGACGAGGTACGCAACCTCGCCACGAGGTGGCGCAACCCGGCCATGCCGAGCGTGGTCTCTCAGTCCGACGCCGTGGTCAAGCAGATTTCGGCGATCCCAGAGCTCGCTCAGACTGACGTGGCCCTGGAGGAACTGGGGTACAGCGCCGAGCAGATCGTGCGTATCAGGTCGCAGATCAAGCGGGCGCAGGCTGGTGCTGTCCTGGATCGTCTGCTGGCCGCCGCCCCGGCCCCGACTGCGCCTGCGCCGCATGGGCCCGCTGATGTCCCGGTCGAGGTGACCAGCGGTGACGACGCGGGCTGACCTGGAGCGGCTGGGTGACGCCCTCGATGAGGCTGCCCGTCGCGCCGTCGTGGACCTTGACCGGTTCATGGCCCGCCTGGATTGGTCTCAGCCGGAGATAGCGCGGGACGCGCTGGCCGAGGTTATGCAGGGGCTCTCCGTCCGCTATGGGGACCTGGCTGCCACTGAGGCGGCCGAGTGGTTCGAGGCGGTGCGTGAAGGCGCTGTGGGTTCCCCGATGACCGGGGTGCTGGCCGACGGGGCGAGCGCCGTCCAGGTTGAGCGGGCTACCCGGTGGGCGGCCGGCCCGGCGTTCCAGGGCGACACGGCTGTGACGGCAGATCGCCTGCGAGCGACCTTGACCCGGTTCATCCTCACCCAAGGCAAGGAGACGGTGAGCCAGAATGTCGCCCGAGACCCGCTCAAACCCCGCTTCGCCCGCGTACCCCCGGCTGGGGGTTGCTGCGCATGGTGCCTCATGCTCGCGGGCCGAGGCTTCATCTACGGGAGCCTGAAAGCGGCCGGCGGCGACGGGCACCGCTACCACGATCACTGCCGGTGCCTCATCGCCCCCCTGTGGAAGGGGCAGCCCGAACGGATCGACGGCTACCACCCGAAGCGCTACGAGGCCCTGTACAAGGCGGCCCGCGCCAAGGTCACCGAGCGCGGGGCCCCCGCCGATGCCAGCACCATCGCGGCCGAGATGCGCCGCCTCGCACCCGAGACCGTCACTGACGGGGTTAACCCCGCCGAGTGACCAAACACCTACCGAGCCCCTGCCGCGATGGTGGGGGCTTTGTCGTGCCGCGATGGCACCTATCACCGAGGGAGAACCCAATGCGCAAGACCGTCCAGACCGCTGAGGCCGCAAGTGCCGATGAGTCCGCGGAGCCGACTGAGGCCACCGAGACCACCGGGCAGACCAGTGGGGAGCCCGCGACGGGCGACGCCACCGACACGCTCGGAGACGCTGGCAAGAAGGCCCTAGCCGCCGAGCGCGCCGCACGCCGTGAGGCCGAGAAGCGCGCCGCCGACCTCGCAGCCCAGATCAAGGCCGCCGAGGATGCAGGCAAGACCGAGGCCCAGAAGCAGGCCGAGACCCTTGCCAGCCTCCAGGCCGACCTTGCCGCCATGCGGGCCGAGAAGGAGCGCGCCGAGGTCGCCGCGGCAACCGGTGTCCCCGTCAGCATCCTCGCAGGCCCCGGCGACGACCCCGCCGCCTGGGCCGAGCAGGTCAAGGCATGGGCGGCCGAGCAGGCCAAGCCCGCCGAGGACCCCGCCCAGCCGGTCGTCCGCCACCACGGCAACCCGCCCGGAGCAGGAGCCGCCTCCCTCGATGAGCAGATCGCCGCAGCCGAAGCGGCCGGGGACCGGACACTCACGGCCTCCCTGAAGGCCCTGAAGCTCGGCTCCCACTGATGAGCCATCACGAACGAAAGGAGCCATGATGCCCGGAATCACCGGCATGGCAACCACCTACAACTGCCCGAACTACACGGGTGAACTCTTCGCCGCCAGCCCTGAGGACACGCCGCTGCTGTCCTCGATCGGTGGCCTGACCGGCGGCGTCTCCGCTGGCAGCACTATCTTCTCCTGGTCCGGCTACGACCTGCGCGACGCGGACGACGGCCGTCAGCGCACTGAGGGTGCTACTGCCCCCGCCGCCGAGGGCCGCCAGCGCTTCGCCGACTACAACGTCGTCGAGATTCACCAGGAGAAGGTCAGCGTCTCCTACACCAAGCAGGGCGCGACCAAGCAGGTGACCCCGGCGACTGGTGCGAAGACCGTCACCATCGGTGACACTGTCCTGCCCGCCGACGAGCTGGCCTGGCAGATCGGCACCGCCATGAAGCAGATCGCCCGCGATGTCGAGAAGGGCTTCATCACTGGGACGTTCGCCAACCCGACGGACAACCAGACCGCCCGCAAGACCAAGGGCCTGATCGAGGCGATCAAGACCAACGTGGCGACCACCACCCACAAGGCCGCGGAGTTGACCGAGGCTGACGTCCTCGACCTGGTTGAGAAGGTGTGGACGAACGGGGGCCTCCAGGAGGGCGAGACCCGGACCATCATCGTCAACTCCAAGCTCAAGCGCGCCCTGACCAAGGTGTTCATCAAGGACGCCAAGTACCAGGAGGGCACCCGCAACGTCGGTGGCGTCAACCTCAAGACCCTGGAGACCGACTTCGGGACGATGAACATCATGCTCAGCCGCTACGTGCCGGCTACGAAGCTGATCGTGGCGTCCCTGGAGCAGTTGGCTCCGGTGTTCCTGGAGGTCCCCGGGAAGGGGCATTTCTTCGCGGAGCCGCTGGCGAAGACCGGTGCGTCGGATGACGTGCAGATCTACGGCGAGATCGGCCTGCGCTTCGGCAACGAGAAGGCGCACGGCTGCCTGACGGTGGCTGCTGGCTGACGTGGCTTGGGGCGCCTCGCAGTGTGTGGGGCGCCCCTGCCCGGCCCTGAGAGAGAAGGAATCATGAGGATCACTTGCTACAAGCACCCGTCGCTGTTGGTGACCACCCCGCACGTCGAGTTCGTGGATGGGGTCGCCGAGGTGGATGAGGCCACGATGCAGGCGCTTGCTCCGCTGCTGGAGGAGTGGGGTATCGACGCCGCCGATATTGGTGGCGAGCACGCCGAGACCAGCCCCGAGGACCCTGAGGCTCCCACGGAGCCCGTGGCCCCGGAGGACACCGCCCCGCCCGAGGAGGAGTCCCTGAAGCGGGGCAAGAATGGCTGACGTCTTCGCGACGGTGGAGGACCTTGAGGCGCGTTGGCGTGGCTTGTCTGAGCAGGAGCACAGGCGGGCTGCGGTCCTCCTGGAGGATGCGACGGACCTCATCAAGTCGTCGGCTCCGCGCTGGCAGCACGCGTCTCTGGTGACGTTGAAGCGCATCTGCTGTGCGGTCGTGAAGCGGGCGCTTCAGGCCGAGCAGGGGGCTGCTGACGGGCTCCCCGAGCCGCGGGGCCTCGTGTCTGGGGAGATGCACACGACGGGGCCGTTCACGGATCAATGGACCTACGCGAACCCTGAGGGTGACCTGTTCCTGCGGGCGGCTGAACTGAAGCAACTGGGCGGCCGCCGTAGCGCGGCGTTCGAGGTGGACTTGCTGGCTCCGGCGGTGGCCCCGTGATCGCCGCCGGCCTGGTGCAGGTGATGAGACTCAGGGCGGGCGACGGTGGGCGCGACCAGTACGGTGAGGCTGTCCCCGGACCGGTCGTGGAGACGCCCCTGCCGCCCGCCCTGTTCAACCCCGGCGGCACGTCCGAGCCGGTCGCTGTGGGCTCTCTCCCGGTCGTTAGCCAGCCGACCCTGTACTGGCGCGGCAAGCACCCGGACATTCGCTCATCGGATCTCCTGCGCATCGCAGGCACCACGTACAGGGTCGAGGGCGCCCCGGCGCGCTGGCCCAAGGGCTCCGTGGTCACGCTCCACGCCGCAACCGACCCGAAGACGACGGGGGGTGCCTGATGGGGAAGATCAAGTTCCGGCTCAACGGGCCTGGCGTCGCCCAGATGCTCCAGTCCCGTGAGGCACAGGAAGCCGTCAACGGGGCCGCGAAGGGGCTCGCCGAGCGGGCGGGGGAGGGCTTCAAGGTGCACTCGTCTACGACGTCGCGTGCCCGCGCCTACGTGCGTGCCGGCACCCGTGAGGCGGGGCTGAAGCAGGCCCGCAAGCACGTCTTGGAGCGCGTCTACGGCGGGGGGAGCGGCTGATGGCTGGCACATCTCGGGACACGAAGGCCCTGGTGATGGCTGCCCTCGCGGCGGCCCTGCCTGATGTGCAGGTCATGTCCAGCGTCCCCTACGCGAACGGTGACCCGCCGGATCCTCTGGTCCTGGTGATCGCTACGGGCGGGCAGGGCCAGCACCAGCGGGTGCTCTCCACCGGTCAGGTCACCATCGACAGTTTCGCTCCCACTACGGGCCAGGCAATGCGCCTGGCCCTTCGTGTTGACGCCGCCGTGAACGCGCTCGTGGCCGGTCACGACTGGCCGGTCACGAAGGTCACGGGGAACGCCCCATCTGAGTCGCCCGACCCGACTATCACGGCCGCCCGAGCGACGGCCACCTACCAGATCACCACACGGAACCAACCGTAAGGAGAACACCAATGGCAGTGAATGGCGACAACGTTTTGGGCTTCGGGTCTGACGACGACAGTCTCTACCTGGGCGCCTACGACCCCGCCCTCGCCACCAAGATCCAGGGCCTCACCACCGCCGTACCCACCACCCTGAAGGACTGCGGATGGCTCAGTGATGACGGCATCAAGCTGACCATGGACGACTCGGTGACCAAGATCAAAGGCCACCAAGGCCATGGCGTGGTCCGCACCTTCATGGACTCTTCTGAGACCGGCCTGGAGGCCGCCCTCCTGGAGTCGCAGTTAGACATCGTGACCCGCTTCCTGAACGCCAAGGCCGAGAAGATTCAGGAGCAGATCGGTGGCGCCCCACAGAAGACGGACGTCGCCAAGTTGACGGCGAAGGCGCAGCGCACGGTGACCGTGCTCAGTGGCGTCCTCGACGTCTTCGACACCGCCTCCACCGGGGACGCGCGCACCCGCATGCGGATCGTCTTCCCCCGCCTCGAGCTCGGTGAGCGCGGCGAGGTCGCCTTCAAGGTCGGCGAACTGACCGCCTGGAGTTACAAGCTCTCGGTGCTGGGCGACTACGTCATCTACTCCAACGCGAAGTCGCTGATCCCGGCCTGATAGGCCCTCATTCTCCCTGCCCCGGCGCGGATGGTCGGTCCCTGCGCCGGGGTGGGGTCACCACATTCTGGGACCGCCAACCACCGAAAGGGACCGACAGATGACTAGCAAGAAGACCAGCGAGACCGGGAAGCGCGCCAAGGAGATCGGTGCTGCGACCCCGAAGGACTTCCAGGCGGCTGAGGCCAACGAGGGAGGCGTCGTCGAGGTGACCGTTGATGGTCTCACCGTCACGGTTGACCCGACCGTCTTCCAGTCCGACTGGGAGGTGATTGAGGCGCTGGCCGCCATGGAGGACGGTAGCGCCTCACCGGCCGCGATGATGCGCGTGACCCGCGCCGTCCTGGGCGACGCCTACAACGATGTGAAGGCCCACGTCCGCGACGCCGACGGCAAGGTCAACGCCGACGCCATGGGCGAGTTCCTCCAGCAGGTGTTCGAGGCCCTGAACGCGGGAAACTGATCGCCCTCCCTGCGCTCCTCAGGGAGCATGGGGAGGAGATCGAAGCTGACCTGCTGAGGGTGTACGGGATCGACTTGCTGGACCTCTACCGGGGCCGGCTGACCCCTAGGCGGCTGCTGGTCCTCATCCGGGGGCTCCCGCCCGGCAGTGCCCTGGGTAGGGCTATGGGTGGGGACGTCGCCCTCTCCGACGAGGTGACCGCTACCCGCATGGCCGCCTGGCAGATCTGCTGCTACATCGCCTCCGCCGTCGGAGCCAAGCAGAGTGACCTGCCGAAGCCCCCGAAGCCGCCCGAACCCGGCTGGCAGGAGAAGGCCAGGGAGGCGCAGGAGCGGCAGGACGCCAAGGCCCGCCGCTGGCTCGCCAGGCACCCAGAACTGGCCGCCCAAGCCAGCACATAACCACAAGAGGGGAGGCCCCACAGCACGCCGCTGTGGGGCCTCCCAGCATATAGAGGAGGGCCTGAGTGGCTGGCTACAACATCGGTACCGCCTGGATCCAGGTCGCTATCTCCGGCTCCAACCTCACCCGCGAGGTCGAGGGGCAACTCAACCGCGTCAACACCAGCCGCGCCGAGAACAGCATCATCTCCGGCCTGGGCGGGGCGTTCCGCAAGGTCGGCAAGATCGCCGCCGGCGCATTTGCTGTCGCCAGCACCGTCGCCCTCAGTGCAGGCTTCGCCGACATCGCGAAGCAGGCCATCGACGCCAGCGACGCCACCAACAAATTCAAGAACACGCTGAACTTCGCTGGCAAGTCCGCGGCCGACGTCGACCGGCTCACCAAATCGACGAAGGAATACGCCGACAAGACCGTCTACGGCCTGAGCGATATTCAGTCGATCACCGCCCAACTGGCGTCCAACAACGTCCAGGGCTACGACAAACTCGCCGAGGCCGCCGGTAACCTGAATGCCGTCGCCGGCGGAAACGCGGAAACATTCAAGTCCGTCGGAATGGTGCTCACCCAGACCGCCGGCCAGGGCAAACTCACCACCGAGAACTTCAACCAGCTCGCCGACGCCGTTCCCGGCGCATCCGGGAAACTCCAGCAGGCCCTCCTCGAGGCCGGTGCCTACACGGGCAACTTCCGTGAGGCGATGGAGAAGGGCGAAATCACCGCCGAGGAATTCAACGCCGCGGTGATGGACCTCGGCATGACCGACGTCGCCAAGGAGGCGGCGACGTCAACCCAGACGATTGAGGGCGCCTGGGGTAACCTCGAGGCCACCCTCGTGTCTGGGGCGATGGGCATCGTTGACCAGATCAAGCCCGCCCTGACCGACTTCATGGGGAACGTCGCGTCGGGGGCCGAGGGCGCCTTCGACTGGATCCAGAACAACCTCATCCCCGGAATCCAGGGCGTCTGGGACATCCTGGCTAAGGGCCAGTTCGACGGCTCCAGCAAGGTCTTCGGCCTCGAAGAGGATTCCGGGATCGTTGACTTCCTCTTCAAGATCGGGGAGTCCGCACGGGCAGCCGGCGACTGGATTACCAGCACCCTGATTCCCGGGATCCAGGGTGTCGCCAGCATCCTGTTCTCCGGCGACTATCAGGGCCCCGATTCGCTCTTCGGCCTCGAAGAGGACTCCGCCCTGGTGGACTTCCTCTTCAACGTCCGTGACGCCGCTATCGAGGCCGGCACCTGGATCAACGACACGCTCATCCCGTCGGTGCAGGGCCTCGTGGAGATCATCTTCACCGGGGAGACGGACAAGCCGCTCTTCGGGCTCGACCCGGATTCTCCGTTGACCGGGTTCCTCGAGGGCCTGCGCGACGCGATCGTCAAGGTCGGTGACGCCCTCCTGTCGGCGACGTCGTGGGGGATCGAGCACAAGGGGATGCTCTCCACCCTGGCCGTCACCGTCGGCACCGCCGCCACCGCGTTCTACGGCCTTCACAAGGCCACGACGACGATTGACGCGATCAAGCAGGCCGGCAGTGTCCTGAAATGGGTGACCAACCTCAAGGCCATGGAGGGGGCCGTGAATGCGGCGAAGGGCGCTCAGGCGGCCTTCAACGTGGTCATGAACGCTAACCCGATCTTCCTGATCGTCACCGCTATCGCCGCCCTCGTGGCTGGCCTGGCCTGGTTCTTCACCCAGACGGAGACGGGCAAGAAAGCATGGGCGGCGATCACCGCCGAGTTCAAGAAGTTCCTGGACTGGATCGCCCCCTACTGGGACGCAACCCTGAATGCGCTCAGCTCGGTCTGGAACACGGTGTGGGGCGCTGTCTCCGGGTTCTTCACCTCCTATGTCGTCCCGGTGATCTCGGGAGCCGTGAGCGTCCTGAGTGGCGTGTGGTCGGTCCTGAGCGGCGCGGTGAGCGCCGTCTGGGGCGGGATCATGACGGCGATCTCGACGGTCGTGGACTGGATCTCCACCTACGTCGGCCCGGTCCTTTCTGGGGTGTGGACCGGCATCAAGGTTGCCGTGTGGGTCCTGGCTACCGCCGTCGCCCTGTACTTCCAGATGTGGTGGGCCGCGATCTCGACGGTCGTGGACTGGGTGGTCACCTACGTTGGGCCTGTCCTCGCCGCCGCCTGGGAGGGCATCAAGATCGGGGCGCAGTACTTGTGGGCGGGCATCGTCTGGGTGTGGGACGGCATCAAGGCCGCCGTCGGTGTGGCCGTGGATTGGTTCAGCGCTTACGTGGCGCCCGTCCTGTCTGCTGTCTGGGATGGCATCAAGATCGGGGCCCAGTTCCTGTGGAATGGGATCGTCACGATCTGGAATGGGATCAAGGCGGCCGTGCAGGTGGTGGCGGATTGGTTCACCGCCTACGTCATGCCGGTCATTTCCGCAGTGTGGACCGGAATCCAGGTGGGTGCCCAATTCCTCTGGAATGGCATCGTCACAATCTGGAACGGGATTAAGTCGTCCGTCCTTACGGTCGTGGGCTGGTTCCAGACCTACGTGCAGCCCGTCATCTCCACTGTGTGGAACGGCATCAAGTCCGGCGCGGATACGCTGTGGAATGGCTTGAAGGTCGTCTGGGACGGCATCAAGTCCACCATCAACACGGTTGCGACATGGTTCCAGAACACGCTCAAGCCTATCTTCGATACGGTCACCACGAATATCAAAAAAGCCTTCGAGAACATGAAGTCTGGTATTCAGACCGTGTGGGATGGGGTTAAGTCGGTCGCCGCGAAGCCGATCAATTTCATCATCAATACCGTCTACAAGAATGGTATTAAGAAGACGGCCGACTCTATTGCGGAGAAACTGGGCCTGTCAATGAGACTCCCGGATGTATCCGCAATTCCAGGATACGCCAGCGGTGGTGTGCTGCCCGGATATTCGCCCGGAAGGGACATATTCCATTTCTACAGCCCCGACGGTGGCGGCGCTATCGCCCTGTCCGGTGGTGAGGCCATCATGCGGCCCGAGTGGGTGAAGGCGGTCGGCGGCCCCGCGGCCGTGCACCGGATGAACGCCGCAGCTCGCGGCTCGAGCGGGGCGCACATCCCCGGCGGAGACCAGGGGGCACGCTTCGCGGCCTTCGCCGACGGAGGTATCTGGGACAAGATCAAGGGAGCCGCGAAGTCGGGGTGGAACACGGCCACCGACTGGATCTCTAGCGCGGCGGACGCGGTCTCCTCGATCATCAGCGACCCGCTCGGCGCGGTGGAGAACTTGATCCGCGTCCCGATGAAGGCGGTCATGGCTGGCCTGCCAGGGACGGCGTTCTTCCACGACATGGCGGCGAATCTGCCTGGGCGCTGGGTTGATGGTTTCGGGGAGTGGCTTAAGGGCAAGACGGCCACGATGGCCGCTAGCGACATCGTGAACGCGGCCAGGATGGCCATCGGCGCGACCTACGTTTGGGGCGGTTCGAGCATCCCGCCCGGCGTGGACTGCTCGGGTCTCGTGTACTGGGCGGCCCACCAGATGGGGAGCAACATCCCGCGTCTGACGGCGGCCGGCTACCAGGCGGGGAGCACGCCCGGCGGGTCCTACAACACGCCCGGGACCTTGTTGTTCTGGGGGTATCCGGCCCACCACATCGCCATCGCCTCCGGTGGTGGCCGGATGGTCGAGGCCCCCACGTTCGGGATCCCGGTCCGCGAGGTCCCCATCTGGGGGTCACCGTCAACTGGCCTCTACAAGTTCGACAGTGGGGGCCTGCTGCAGCCGGGCCTGACGACGGTCCTCAACGCGACCGGCAAGCCCGAGCCGGTGTTCACGGGCGGCCAGTGGTCGAAGATTGGCGACCTCCTCGGCAAGGGCGGCAACACGCCGAGCGTGCTGGAGGTGCGCGACGTGGACGGCGAGCTCATTGGCCGGATGCGCGTCGAGGCTGAGCGTGTCGCCGTCGAGGCGTCACGCAACGACTGAGAGGAGCCAGGATGGCACTCAAGGGGTGGATCGGCACGACGTCTGGGCTCCCGTCCCTCCTCGTGGACGGGCCGGCCACGGTGACCGCTGGTGACCGTGTGCTGGCCCGCCTGGGGGAGGGGCAGCACCTGGTGGCTGACGCCCTGGCCGCGCCCGGCGTCGAGACCACCTACCGGGCGGGTGAGGACGAGGTAACCCTCACCCGCCGTGTCGGGGACTGGTACGGCGTCTACGTCACGGGCAAGGATGGGCGCTCCTTCCCCGGCCTCATCTACGTGTCCAATGAGGCCCCAATCGAGTGGTCGGCGAAGACATCCCGTGTCGGCGGGGTGACCCGGTGGGCGCTCCGGGATGAGCCCGAGTCCGGCACTGGTGTCATCGCCTGCCCGACCGAGTATGAGCCCTTCCTGTGGTGGGTGCTCCAGTCTCACGCCCCGATCATGCTGATCCCATCCGCACCGACGGCTGGGGTGCCGCCGCGGACGGTCATCGTCAACAGTGTCTCCCGGAAGCGTCTCTATGACGATCTGATCGAGCTGACGGTGAAGTGGACGGCACACGAGCCCCGCGAGGATGGGGCCCCGCAGGGGGCTGTCCCGGTGACCACCTGGGGTGAGTGGCAGGACTACGGCGAGGCCCACCCGGATGAGGATGGGTGGCAGGCGTGGTCTGCGCTTGAGGTCGCTCAGCGCGTGCAGGGGATGCCATGAGGCCGGGGCCGTCTACTGAGGCCCTGGCTGGGCCCGTCGCTGTCGGCGCACGCATTGACGTGCACCTGGGGGGCGTGGTGGTTGCCCTGGACATCCCGTGCGAGGACGTGCAGATCGACTGGGCGTCCGATCGTGTGGTGCCGGGGAAGTTGACCTACACCTGCCCGTCGTCGTGGGTGCCCGAGTCGCCCGCTAGCCCGCTCAGCAACTACGGGCAGCGGTCGCACGTCGTCGCCATCCTCGAAACCAGGGACGGCCGCGATGAGGTTGACCTGGGGTGGTGGCAGCACCAGTCCTGGGAAGAGGACCCCTCCGGGAAGGTGAAGGTCGAGTGCCTGGACCTGCTGCAACTCCTGGAGCAGGACCCGATGCCTTGGCCGTCGTCGCCGCGTGGTGGGGCGACGGTCCTGTCTGAGGCGCAGCGTCTCGCCGGGACGCTCCCGGTGGTCCTGGATCCAGGCACCCCGAACTCGCCGGTCAGCCCCTCCGCCCAGTGGGGTCACAGCAGGACTGAGGCGATCCGGGACCTGTGCCACACCAGGGGCCTGAACTGGGGGATCAAGGCAGACGGCTGCCTGCACCTGTGGGCGCAGACCGACGGCTCGGAGCCAGTGGCCCGCTACACGGGCCGAGACCTCCTCATCGAGGCGCCCAGGAAGAGCGTGGAACGCCGCCCAAACCGCTGGATCGTCGTCGGCAGCCCGCAGCAGTCCGACGACAAGAAACCGGCCGTGAAGTGGACCGGGACCGCCGTCGCCTCCTCCTGGCCCTACGAGCCCAGCACCTACGGCTGGGTGACTGAGCGCAAGGAGTTCAACGCCGCAGCCTCGGCGGGGGCCGTCCACAAGGCGGCTCACACGAACATGGCGAACGCCCTCTCGGCG